CAGCAGAATGGACATCACTTGCTCAAGGTGACATCCCAAAGGGTGGCTCCCCGTAGCCATCTACCCCACGGCTCGGCTCCAGGAGTGCTCGTGGCCAACGTCACAGCTCCCTTCCACCCTTATCCCGATAGGCCGTGTGGGTACTGGTGTGAAACCCCCGTGTCAGGGCACCAGTGGCCTTCACCTTCAGCGCCGGCGAGCGCCCGCAAATTGGCTCGTAGACCCATGCGAGGAACATGAATCAAGAAGGTAATTCGGGCGGCGGGGACGGGCCTCCCCATTTCACACGTCCAATACGCAAAATGCGCTGGCGTGGCCGCAAAATGCAAGCCACGGCTGGTCCGCCGGGGAGCTGAGTTACCTCCGACCAGCACGCGCCGCCTACTCGCCCCAAAATGAGGCGCCCCATGCGACAAGGTTCCTAAACGATGGTTGGGCGCCGTCTCATAGCTGAACAAGGGCGTCAGCCGTGACGAACTTCACACCACCTACCCGAACAAAATTGATCACCGGAAGGCAGGAGGAAAGTCCTCCCTGTCCATTGGGTTGAGCTGCGTGCAATGCAGTCCATGATTCAACATGTCAATGAACCGCCAATACTCATCCTCACTTTGCACCCACCCATGCTTTACAGCAAATCCGGCCTCCGCATGTGCATCCAGGGCCATGCCCGTGTTGACCGCCTCGTAGACCTCGTCCTTGACCGTCCGCCAGCGCAAAACTGGCTTCAAGTACTTCTCCGGGTCAAAGGGCTTCCACATCTCAGGCAGCTCGCACTCGCGGCTGACGCTGCCTTCATAGCCCACATTGAACAATGCCTCGCGGTCAAAATCCGACAGGAATTCTTTGCCCCCATTGATCAACTCAGCAAGGTTCAAGAAATACCTCGCCAAGTTTGGGGTCTTCTCCGCCAACGTGTAAGCCCTCGCCATAATGCCTGGAACCACACACGTCGCGAATCCAGTCTTGTCTCCTTTCATGGCCATCTTGATTGCCTCCTTGATCCTCGTCGTATGGCCATTCTTGAACTGGCGAGGGACGTCGGGGGTTTCGGTACCCTCGACGATCCCCACCTCACCAACTATGAACTTCCAGCCACAGAACTCTGCTGCATCACCTGGTTTGCGCTTGAAGAGTTTTGGTCTGTGACCGAGCTTCTCCCACCGTTCCTTGAATGTCTGCAGGTGCTCGTCCGTGAGCAGTCCTGTGAGCGACAAGATGCTGTCATCACCTTCGAAGATCATCTTCACCATTCTCCTGATCCCGAAGATGTCAACGGCACACAGCCTGTTGCCTGCAGCAAACCCTGCGCCCTCCCTGCCAAAGATCACCCACATCCAACAAACGTAGTTGATGATCCAGTTCAAAATACTTGTGCCACGGTGTCCTGAACGTCGTACCGCGGCGAGACAGAC